TCTCCAGTATGTGTGGTGCTATCTTTGCTAAATCTTCTAAGTACATATCCCAAGGGTAGTGTCGTAGACAAGAGGATGCCATTCTTCGTATCTCTTTTATATCATCTCTCTTATATCTACCTCTAGGGTTCTGTAACTCTTTTAGAAACTCTGCAGTGCGTGTTAGTGCGATGTATCTTTCATCTGCCATTGTCATACTAGTTTACTCCAGTCTGTATCTTCAGACATCAGTTGAATTTGACCTCCAAACTCCTGCTGTAAACACAAATTCTTATATACACCAGCAGTACTCATTTTAAGTCCGTAGGCTCCTTTAGGGCATCTGTAGAGTGACCCACTTTCACCATGGAAATGAATTTCATCTTCACGATTAAACACAAGAGTAATACCACTGTTCATTCTCCATGAGGAGCCATACAAATAACCACCACTCCAACCTGCTAGAACTTTATAGAACGGGAATGTGCCTTTACCTTCTTTAACCTTTAACACTACCCAACTGTCTGGGCTATATTCACTCATGTATTATCTCCATCTCTATATTCAATCATCGACTTGTCAAAAGCCTTATGTCTACCATCCTTACGGAATCGTTTGTTATAAGCACGTTTAATCTTCTTAACAACACCTGAGCGAGTTAGGTATACATAGTACTCCCTTGCCTTAGTAAGTGCATCATATTCCGCACCACCTTTGAGGTGTATCTTTGGGTTCTTCTTAGTCACAGTGTGTACCTATGATGCTAGTTAGTAGTATGTCCTCGAACTCGCCTGTCTGTGCATCACGTACCAGTATTCTATCTGACTGGTCGCTTTGATTGACGGTCTCGTTGACGAGGGTGTATTTTCTTGTATGGGTTTTGTCACTAAGCAAAGATTGGAACGTAATGTCCACTATTCCTTTGCGTAACATCCCGTGTAATTTTTTAAAGTCCAATTTTCTACCTTAGTCTGTGACCTTTTTGGGATAGTTTCTTAGCGTTGTTTTTCTTCCTACGCTTAAGTTCTTGATTCTTTTGATTTCTTATTGCTGCTGGTTTCTCGAAGTACTCTCTGTCTCGTACTTCTTGTACTATGCCCGCTCTCTCACAAGATCGTTTCCATCTACGTAATAAAATGTCGAATGGTTCAACTGAGTTGAATTTGGTATTAATCTTTGGTGTTACTTTTGGCATATTCTATATATTGTTATTGTTCATTAAAAGTGTAAAGTCGCCCCACTGTCGCTACAGCATCCCGCTCTTTACCGATAGTCCCGCTTTTGACCCCGACTACCTTTCCCTTACTGAGCACCCCCGTACCACGGTCTCAGTCTTGATGATCACCTTCACGACTCATGCATAACAAAAGTTGTGACCATCCCCTATAAGAAGTTAACTATCCTGTGCTAACTTCTTAAAGTAATCCATCGCATCGTCATCACTCGTACTCATTGAGTCTGATTCTGCTGATGAGATTACAGGTTCCACTGCAACTGATTCAGTATTTACGGAAGACCATGGCAATTCTTGCATGTCTTCTGATACTGACTCGGCAGTCGAATTACTTACTGCACCTGTTAATCCGAGAACTCTATCAAGTTTCTCTTTGAGTTCGTCATAAGACTTGAACTCTTCAGGAGCAATGATGCCAGACAAAGAATGTACTTGACTATAGACTGCATTCAACTTCTCTTCTTCAGCGAAGAGGGGTGAGCAATCTGCAAATTCAGACTTGTCGTAATTCCAATAACCATCAACCTTACGGATTTTGATTTTGAAATTAGCACCTTCCCTTAGATCAAATGGATTGATCGCACTTTCATCTACAAACGCTGGTGAGATAGCCTCTTTGAGTTGTTCAAAGATTTTCTTACCAAATTTGTATTTGAATACTTTACCTTCGTTATCAGGATTCTTAGGATCAGAAACAACATAGACATTAGACACATAGTGTAAACGTCTCTTCTGCTTTCTAGCAGTATCTTTGTTGGCTTCAATCCCAGTATTCCATAACTGAGTATTGTATTCGGACACAGGGTCTTGTTTATTGATTGTCGTTAATGACTTCTCAATATACCATCCGCCTGGGCCTTGGAATCCGTGGTCGAAGTATGATACCCATGGCATCTCTTCTCCTTCGGGAGTCGGTAGAAAACGAACTATAGCAAATCCATTACCAGTTTTATCTAGTTCGGGTTTCCACATCGTATCGTCATTGTAGGACTTTTTTGCACCTTCAGTTGGTGAAGCAGTTTCCATTGCTGCTCTTAGTTTATCTAAACTACTACTCATTGTATTCTCCTATTGTATTACAATTTTATTAACAATTTTATATAAAGGTTACCCTTAAGCAACCCAGTTTTCACATCATTCATAATGATATAATCCATTATACACCCAAGACCTCGTATTGTCTAGGGGGTTTCTTAATGAATCGATGTATTTAGGCGTTACGAACAGGCCGTTATTAAAATAGATTTGAATTTCTTCTGATCTATTGAAATAAAACTCTTGTACTTAAACATCCTCAAGTGTATATCGGGATACACCACTTGTTCCTGAATGGAACCTTTCCAATTTTCACTAAACCCTATAATATCATCCATGATACATAGTGTCTCTAGTGAAACCTTTTTAGCCAAGAACTCTCTCAACAACCAAGGGTGTTGACCATTCTTTACTTCCAGTAACTTATTAATATTCCTTTTATGTAAGAGATCAGTAACTTCTGTTTCAAACATATAGGACAACTTCTGTTGTCGCTTCTTCCATTCTTTATAGACATTTTCCGCCTCATCTCCTAATAGATCACCAGCCCAACTATCTTTCAATGACAGATTGGCGATATAAAAATCTTGCAAGTTATCTTTGTGTATCTTAAACAACTTACCAAAGTGGTATTTGTCCTTTCGCTTTAAGAAGGAATTGATATCCGACTTGACCTTACCATTGTACTTGATGAAGTTGTATCCCTTCGAATAGAAGTGTAACTTTATCCCCAAGTACAATGTGTAAGCATCATATCCTTCTCTACTTGTCACTACACTATAATCTTTGAATCGGGTACTACAAGAGCGCCTGTAGCACTTGCATGTGCTTGTGTTACAGTCTCGTTGGTTGCACACACAAATACATATGTACTGAATGTCATCTCTACTGGGTTCTCTTCACCAGTAACAGCAACACCTCTAGCAAACCCCATTTGTCCTTCGGGTGATTGTAAGATCATCCTTGGGTCTTTAAGTGTTAAAGTGTTATCTGTCCTTTCGATCAGTTTACCCACGTACTCACCAGTGGTGGTTAGTACAGTTACTACGTCATTAATTTCCATTTTATTCCTCGAAAAATTTTGTGATATTAGCCTGACTTGACTGACCACGGTTTATTAAATTCAATTTGCTGGCTTCAGCTTCTAGTTTTTCCTTCAGTGGATTTGACAATAGCCTCTTTGCACTTTCGGGTTCTAATTTATTCAACTCACACACTTTAATGATAGCAGACATAATGTCTGTACCCCTACCACGTGCAGCTAATCGTTCTACCTGTTCGGTAAAATCTTTCTTACTAATCATCATCTAACTCTCCATGTAAGACAGTTGATTACTCATCTGATCTTGTTGTAATTCATTAACAGTATCCCATACATGGTCATACCATACCTCTTGAAATTTATCAGACTCCATCATTCCGCCAAGATCAGCATTCTCTTCGATGCCGTCTTCTAATCGAATCTCTTCAATCAGCGACATCAAGTCACTCAGTTTCATGTGTTCATAAATCTCTTGGTCTTCCCATTCACACCCATCATGGGTATTTTCTAGGATGCCACACTCTTCATCAGCCCAAGGTTCATGTAAGAACGCACCACAGAAATGGGGCATCTCATCTTGATAATACTCTTCGATAAAACATTGTGGTGACATTGTTAAAAGAACTTCATGTAAATCTACCAAAGCATTTGATGGAGCAGACCAAGCAGACTGGCCATTGACATGGTATGAATCATCATCATGCCATTGATCATCAATGTGTGCCCATTTGGGGCCATTCTCGCCAAGACCTTCTTGCAATACTTCGATTTCATGTAGGTCTTCTTTGTCCTTGAACGCAGTTATAAGAAACTCTACGCCCTCTTTAGTTAACTTTTGAATCTGCCAACTATAATCTACGTTATTAGCCATTCTAAATCTCTCCCAGTTTTGTTTGATACCATTCTACTTCTAAAAATCTAATTCCCATTATTATACTCCGTATAAATTCTCATATTGTTTTCTGAGGGCGACTAAATCCTCTACGTGTTCATCGGGATACGATCCAAATACTTGAACACCACCAGTCTGCCCTTCCACCACTACTATAGCGATGACTTCCTCAATTGCGTTACCAGTCATCTCTTCCACCATCAAAGCATAAGCGGTCATTTGGACATACCATGACTTAGCCATGTATTCCTCCTTCCACTTGCCTGAAGTTTTGAAGTCTATGATACACAACTTATCTTCAAATAGTCCAACACAATCGACTCGACCAGCCATCTTAAGTGTATGTGAATACAAAGGGGCCTCAAGTGCAATGGGTTGAATCTCATCTAGAATTGGTAGTGCTGCGTTGAACATTTGTTCCTGAAATATGTTTTCAAATACAACGTCCTCCTCGGCACGTAAATATGTTTCAAAGAGCTCGTGCATCTTAGTGCCTCTCTTTGTAGCGTGTGCAGTTATTTTATTTGCCTCGTCAGCACCGACACGTTCTCTCCACAACTTAATGTGTTCACGACTAGCGAGTCCTGTTACAGTAGTAACACTTGGATACTTCTCACCTGTTGGGGTCTCGTATAATCGCTTCCCATCAACCTGTTGAGCGTTCATTTCTAGTAGTTCTAGATCACCTAAATTTATCATTGTGGTTTTACTCCTTTTGTTTGCATGCCCACATGCTTCTTGACTATCTCTCTAGTCTTAACTTCTTTACCCGACTTCCTATGATGACGTTCACCCATAGGAGTGTCAATGTTTGTTGATGCAATCTTAGATAGCACATCTTGGAATCCACCATCAACCTTAACACGATCACCTGTACCACCCACAATCATTGGGGCCCCAATAACTTGTTGAACGTTTTTGTCTTTAACGTATTCTACCATGTCTGCAATAGACATCATCTTTGTATAAACTTCGCCAGAAGTTAAATCTCTAAAATCATATAATGGCATTAAAC